GCAAATCCTACTCCTGTTAAAGACCTTGCTGATGAATTTCCACTATATAATAGTGTACTAAAATGATCTGTAGATTTATTTATAGTTGTATAAGCCATTATTCGTTTAATCCTTTTGTTGATATAGGTTGATAAGCAGTTGGTACAGCATATTTAAATTTAGCTCCTGTGTCGCCTGATGACGGATTGTTTGGTGAACCTACTTCAGTTGTTCTGAACCAACCATTTCCTGCGTTAAGTTCAATCATATCGTCTGCATATCCACTCCAACCTATTGTATAAATTTTGCTAGTGTCTATTCCAGTAAATGCTGCATTAGTTGTAGTACCTGCGTTAATTTCTGAAATTGTTGCAGAGTTTTGCCAAGTGCCATCTTTACCAAACCATATAGCACCATTGTTATAAGCTATTTGTAAATAATTTCCACTATCCCAACTATTTCCGTAAGAAGATTGTGAACCATTACCAGCTTTTTGTCCGTTGTTTACATAAGCATAAGCTCTTGATTCATCTGAAAACTTACCACCATTATTTGATTCTTGTTGGTCAACATCTATTATTCCTAAATGTTGAGTTCCACCTAGATTACCACATTTAAATTCAGCATAAAATTTGCCTGTACCTTGAAATCCAATAGTACCATAAGCACTTCTCCAAGTGTTATCGTTTTGAGTTGCTAAATATGTGTTTCCATTTCCTATTGTAGTCATTTCTCCTGTTTGTTTTACAAGTCTATTCCAAACGCAATAAACATTACTAGGACAATCTTTAGTAGAAGTTAGTGTACCAGTGCTAACAGCAAAGTTATTAGAGTTGCCTGATTGGTCTGTAACTGAATTACCATCTTTTAAAATAAAATATCCTGCTGAACCATAAGTAACTGATGGAGCAGTGTTTATTTGCCATTCGCCAGTTGTAGAATCTGTTGAACCAAAATCTGATGCAGCATATTGAGTTCCGTCTACAAAATGAAAATGACTTATAACTCCACCAAAATAATAATTTGCACTTACTCCATATCCACCAATATAATGATTTCTAGCAGATTCTAAATCTGCATTTTGAGATGGATAGTTTGTACTTGTCATAACTGTTTCTAGTGTTCCATTTACATATATTTTCATTCTATCTGCTGCTGTACTTTGTGTTGTATCAACAGCAATTACAAAATGGTAAAATGCATTAGGGTCTCTAAACAATCTAGTTGGTCTTACATAAGCATTTTCAGAACCACTTGTTTGACCATAAATTTCTAATTGTTCAGATGTATTAAATAAAATACCAAGTCTATTAGAACCATCAGATGCTGTATTTAATACATATTGATTAATACCAAATAGAGCTTTTTTACACCAAAAAGAAACTGTATATTTTTTTGCGTTAGTTACTGATTGTGCATTTTTTGTTAAAAGTGTATTAGCCATTAGTTAAATTGTCCTCCACCTGTTGCTCCAAATGAGCTTGTTAATGAAAATTCTCTATCTGCTGTTTGATTTTCAGCATCTGTTATTCTGATAGTAAAAGTATAAGTTGTTGGTGTTGTACTTGAACCACCGAAATCACTTGTTGTTATCACACCTGTCGCTGAATTTAAAGTACAATTAGCTTGTGATGCGTTAGTTAATACACTTGTTGTTTCAGAAAAAGCTATTGTTGAATCTGAAGAACCAGCAATCGTTGCTACAGTTCCTGAAAAATTACCAGCTATAGTTCCTAATGACCCAGCATTTGTAGAAAAACTTGGAGCTGTTGAAGCTGTAATAATTGCATTGGCACTTCTTCCTGAATTACCATCATCAAGTTCTATTCTTACATAGTAGTTTCCTAATGCTAAAGTTGCATTAACAGATAAAGTTGTAGCATTTGTTAAACTAACTGTGTTAGCTGTTGTAACTGAACCATCTGATTTTATAAATTCTACTCTTGGTATTCCTGAAAAATTTGTTCCTGTAATATTAATTGTTGTAGCTGTAGCTGGTGCTATGGTTTGTGCTACGTTAGCAACAGTTGGTTTAGTTTCTGTAGGAACTTCTGCAAAAGATAAATTACCTGAACCATCTGTTTTTAAATAATAATTGTTAGTAATAGATGATGGTAAAGTTAAAGTATAAGATTGACCAGCACTATGTGGAGGTGCTTTAATTTTAACACCATGTGAATTTTGTGAGCAGTTTAATTGTATTTGACCATCATTAGAACCACCATCACCACCAGCAACTAATCCATTGTAAACTGTTGTAACATTTGCACCAGTTAATGTTTTAGATGCCATTGTTGTAGGTAATCTTGCATCAGATAATGTGCCTGATGTAATAGATGTAGCTGCAATCGCTGCAACATTAAACGTACCAAAACCAACAAGATCAAGAATATCACCAGCAGTTGCACCTGATGCTAGAACTACTGATGTGCCTGATGTAATAGTTACGTCAGTACCATTGACCAATTTTACTCCATTTAAATAACAATCAATAAAACCTGCATCATAAGCTAATGTATTTCCATTATCATCTGATCCTGTAAATGTAGTTTGATTAGCTGAAGCTGTGTATTTAAATCTAGCTGAAGTTCCATTAACAGTTGAACCTGCTGCTGCCCAGCCAGATGATTTATAAACTTTTAATTCGTTAGCTGTTGTATCAAAATATAAATCACCAACATCTAATGATGATGATGGAGCAGATGAAGCAACTCTGTATCTTTCAGCAAAACTATTTACTCCTGAAATGTTTGTAGCAACAGTTGTAACATTAGCTGAGTTTGAAGCTAAAGTATTTAATCCACTAATAGCTGCAAGTGTATTCATATCAGAAACTGTTTGTGTAGTTCCTAATGTATTCATATCTGATACTGCGTCTGCTGTACCAAGTCTTCCTATCTCAGTTGATTTAGATGCTACTGTTGTAACCTCTGTGGCTTTTGGAACTAATCTATGAAAGTTATAAGTATGTTGTGTTGTTGTTGATTCTACTAAAATACCAAATCCAGATGGCAAAGAAGCATTAGCTCCACAACCATTTAAGGTTACTGTAGAATTACCAACTGTTCCATTAGGTATTGATACAACACCTGATCCACTTGCTGTAAAAGTTTGTGATAATGCTTGAACACTAACTATAGTTCCAAGACCATTATTAACATCAGGGTTTACATTTGGAAAACTTGTTTCATTTGCTATGGGAACAAAGCCACCTACATCATCTACAAGGTCAATAACTCTTGCATCTATTGCTGCTGTTGTTGCAATAAAACTATCTGAAGAAGACCATGATTGACCTGAGTTAATAAGCTCAGATGTATCAGCATTTATAAATCTACTGTTAGCTGCTGATGTTGTATAGAAAGTATTATCATCAGGTGTGTGTCCAGATTGTTCTGAATTAATTATAATAGCTGCATCTGCAATTTTAGCAATCGTAACCGCATCATCTGCTATCTTAGCTGTTGTTACCGAATCACTTGCAAGTTTTGCTGCTGTTACATTTGCATCTGTAATTTTAGCAGTCGTTATTGCAGTGTCAGCAATTTTAGTTGTCGTTACAGCACTAGCATTTATTTTAGCTTCAGTGACTGCACTAGCATTTATTTGTGATGCTTGAACTGCATTATCTGCAATCTTTGCATTAGTGATAGCATCATCTGCTATTTTAGCTGTAGTAACAGAATTACTTTGTAAATTTTCTGCACCTAAAATATCTGTTGGTATTGAATTATTTGTTTTTGATAAAGCACCTATATAAACATTTGTAATGGCTTCACTTGATAATGAACCACTATCCCAAGTTACATTTACAGTTGTATTAGAAGAAAAAGATGAACTAGATATTGTACCAAAAATAGTACCAGGTGTTGATGCAATTAATTTTATTCTTCTACCTGCATGATAAATTGCAGTTACATCTGAACCATTTATTGTAAAAGAAGTTGCACTTGCGTAAGCTGCTGTGTAAGTTCCATCACCATCTCCGTATTCAATCCACTGTGCATCATTAAACCAATCTCTTGTATTCTTCATTAATGCTCTTAAAGCATTGTTAAGATTTGAAGGTAACATACCCTCACCAATATTTATGGTATTAAGTGTAGTATTACTTGATTGTGTTGTTGAATAATCTTTTATATTACTTGTCATCTAATCTCCCAAAAACCAAGAATATGCTTTATTGTTTTCTGTGTTCTTCTCATTTATCAATGTATTAATTGCTTCCTCAATTTGTCTTTGAAAAAACTCTTGTGTTTCAAAACTATATCTAACATTATCAATATCAGTTTTATCGGTCATCTCAAACCTATTCTTGAAGCTGTTAAATCTACACCTTGTGCATGAGTCCAAGCAACACCACTTGGTGTAACAACTTTTATCTTAAAATATCTACCAGATTGTCTTACAGGATTATCTCCACTTGTCACCATAGTAGATGAAGTTGACTCTGTATCTGAATCAGCTAATCTTTCTTTGCTTTTTATAGTAACAGTAGCTTCTGCATCAACAATCGGTCTGATGTTGGTTATACTACTTCTATGTCCTGGAAACAACTCTAATTGTCTTGTTTCTATAGTTCCTTGATTTTGAGTTCCTGAGAATATAGAAGCTTTAAAATTATTGTCTATTGCACCTAATAATTTCTGACCACCATTCCAAAATGCAGTATCTAAAGCAATATTTATTTGGTCTAAGTTTTCAGATAATAAATCCATTGTTTCTACTGTGTATGCACCTACAAACTGTGAAAATATTGTACTAGCACTAGCATCAGCAGTTGACCATTTTTGTGTAGCATAATTGTAAATTATAATTTTATCACAAATACCAGTTGTGTTTGCTGTATCTTGAGATGATGGATATAACCACATAGCAAGTTGGTTAAATGGATCAACAGCAGCACATATTCTATCTGAAAAAGCTTTGTTTAAATCTATATCAAAAAATCTATTTACTTTTTCTGCACCTATTGCTGTTACTTGATCTCCATTTATTTCAAAAAAACCATCATCTGCGTAAAAGAAAACTCTACGATTATCTTGGCAAACTGTTCTACCAAGTACAGCACCTCTATTAGGTGATATAACTGATAACCTAAATACTGTTGCACCACCCACATAGTCCATACGAATGATTTGATTTTGTCTAAAGACATAACCAATCTCTCCAGATGTTATGTGAACTATTTGTCCTCCTGATCCTGGTAAGTCTTGTATGTCTGATTGTTTTGTTCCAGGTTGCCAAGTTGTAATATCATTTATACCTGACCATTGTATTCTATTAGATGAGTTTGATTGATTACCTGTAACTAAAAAATCTCTTATAACACCTGATACTTTAAAAACAGGAACTGTTCCAGATGTTCCTATTGATGAAAGATTTGCAAAATTAGTTGATGTACCCATTAAATAATATTGAGGTGCATCTACTCCGTTACTTGCAATCACATGATTACCAAATTGTGTAAATGTAAAATAGTCATCATTGTTACCTGTTAGTGATGATTTTCTTGATGTAAATGTTCCTGAAGCTAATTGAAATATATCTGTATTAGTTGCAACAAAATTAAATACAGTATTAGTTCCATCTCTAAATGAACCAGCACCTCTTGAGTTTGCTGATACGTTATTACTTGAGTAAGCTACTAATGAAGGAAATCTTTTATAAGAAGAAGCTGCAAAATAAACATTGTTTGCTGTAATAGCACCAGGATTTAAATATTCAGGTTGATCTGGTAGCCATTCGCCAAAGGGTAGTTGCATTATAATCCTAAGTATTGTTGTTTGTTACTTTTGTATGATCTGAAAAAGGAGCTGCCACTGTTACATCTGATCTTATTTGTAATGGCGAACCACTATATTGATCTTCTCTATCATTTCTTTCTAATCTCTCAAGTGCAGTTGTGTACATACCTTGCCATTGAGCTAATCTTGCAGGTTCAACTCCACCTAAAAAATTAGCGGCATGATAAAGCGAACCATATAAATAAATTGCAGGATGACTTGCTAAAATAAAATTTGATGTATTGCTATCTGATAAGGGATCAAAAGCTTTATAAAAATTTAAAGTTCCTGCATAACTAGCAGAAGGTATAGGAGCAAATCTAAATTTATCTCCAAGAATAGTATAAACTTCTGGCATACCTGAAGTAGATGAACCTTTTATTTGATCCATTTGAACTGGAGTCATATAGGTTAGTGAATGTTTAGTTCCACCTTCTGTAATAAAAAAATCTCTTACTTGTAAAAATCCTGTAGGTAAGTCTTCTGTTTCAGCATCAATAGTTATAGATGTTTCTGAAATCATTTTTCTTATTCTTAATTTTGAATTAATATCTTTTTCTGTAAGAACTATAAAATCACCTGTTATTTCAGTTGATAAATCTGATCTGTTTAACCAGTTTGCTATAGATGTTTGTAATTCTGCGTAAGTTGATAAAGCCATTATAATTTTCCTTCTGCTGTTCTGAAATACCTAAACTCATTACTATTTAGTTTTTCTTTTAATATTTGCTTTTGAACTTCTTTTGGTAGTCCAAACCAATTACTATCACCATTATATTGTTTTGCCCATACAGATAATGCAATAGTTGGTATAGAAGCTACTCTTTTTAGCTCTCTTGATTTTGAATACCCATCATCTTGAGTATATAAAGATTTATTATGTTTTAAGTGTGGGTCTATATTAACTTGTTCTTTGATGATAATTTTATTTTCCATATCATCTTTAGAATAAGTAGTTTGTTTTAAACCATCTCTAACAATATCTTTCATCTACCTTGTCCTCTGTATTTTTTTCTTTTTGGTATTCTTTTGCTTATGTTTTTTGTATGACGACCAGGTCTTTTTTTTCTAGTGCGTTTTACATAATTTGAAACACCGAAAAGAGGTCTTTTCTTAGCCACTAAGCACTCATTTCAGTAACATAAAGAACTGCACTATTTGTTGCATTTAACCCAGCAATCTTTTCACCTGGACTAACTTTGAATATTTCAGGTTGGTCGGCAGTTATTAAAATTTTTGCTGCGGTTGCAGTTGGATTTACTCCAAAATCAACAAAAAAATCTACTGCTGAAACTAATCTTACATATTCTGTTTGTGAACCAAAAGCACTAGATTGTACTGATGCAGTTGTTCCACCACCTGCCATAGTTATATTGTTTATTACTGTAGGTCTTAAAGCATAATTAAAGCTCATATTTTTTTCTCCTATTTGTTATGGGGGAACTTCCGCTAGGCATGAACCCCCAAGTATTATTACTATCTTCTTACAACTATTGTAAAGTGTAAAGTATGTGTATTTGTAGATGCACCATCAGTTGCTAAAGCAATAAAATCGCCTTCAACAACATTATTTGCAGCAGTTGGTTCTGCTGTATCTATATCACCAGCAGCAGACCCAGAGTGAGCTACAGTTATTGCACCACCAGTCATATTAGTAGTTCCAATTTTTGCAGTCACAGCAGCATTTGCAGTTGCGATTGTTCCGCCTAATACAGTAGATATTTTAATAACTTTACCAGCATCTGGTACAGCTACTCTTACTGTAGAAGCAGTAGATACATCATCAATTACTCCATATAAAAAATAATCGTTTAGTGTTCTCATTTTTTTTCTCCGTTTGTTGTTCCGCCTATAACCTTACTAAGACTTCAACATTGGTTAAGTAATGGGGATGTAGTTTTTAAAGGTTACACCCCCAATTACAATTAAGATTATGATGTTGTTAAATCGTAAACAGCACCACTAGCTTTTTCGTTTCTTGACTCAAGAGTGTACTCAGCTACCATGAATCTCTGATCTGCGTCAGCAGTTTGTGCAGGATTCTGTAAACTGAAGTCTCTTAAGAAGGCTACTGCGAAAAAGTCCATCTCTAAAATTAGAGCATCTTGACCTTTTTTAGCAGCAGTTGAGTTAGCACCTCTAATGAATCTATTAGGAGCAACTTGGAGTGTTCCAAAGTCACTTTCATAGACATCAATAGATGTAACTAATCTTCTGTCTTCTGCTTGGTCAAATCTAGTTGAACCACCAGTAAAGCCAGATAGTTTTTGCTTGTTGAAAGCACCAACCATAACCATGTTTGGGTTTCCTCCAGCATCAAAACAACTTCTTAGAACACCTTTTAATTGGTCTTCTGTGAAAGCTCTTTGAGTTCCATCTGTTCTTATTGCTCCACCACCTGAACCAGAACCGCCAGAACCTGCATCTACGTTAGAAGAAATCCAAGTTTGAACTCCTCCTAATTTTCTTGCAGTTGTTGCGTTTCCAGCCGCAGCAGCTACGTTAGATAAAAGAGCAGTTTCCATATCTCTTTTTAATTCTTTCGCAGACTTTGCTACTTGATAAGCTAACTCATTGTTTCTTCCAGCAGATGTTACAGCATCATTTGTTCCTGATACTTGCACAGCTTTTGTAGAAATCTGAGTGTGGTTTGTTAGTTTAGTTGTTGCTGATAATGTTGGGTATGAGATTGAAGCACCTTCTACCGCAGCATTAGCCGCTACATCAGCCAAAGCATCTGTTTGCCATTGGTGAGATGTGTTAGTTGCTGATGTTTTAGCAACCCCTGACATAAATGGAGTCTCTGTTGGACTTATTGAGTAAATAATGTCCGCTAGGTCTTCTCTTATGCCGACTGTTTGGTATGTTTGATATACAGCCATTTTTTTCTCCTCTTAGGTTAGTTGTTATAAATAACCTTTCAGAAGATTGACAGCATCTTTTGTGTTGCCTGACTTCTTCAAGGTTTTAATTTGAGCCAACCTTGATTTACTATCTTTTTCATCCTTTGTACTTTTAACACCTGGTTTAACAACTTTAGATGGCTTTACAATTTTTTTTGCAAAATTAGTTTTCACTGGTCTTGCACTATTTAAAAATTTCATTCCATCCATGACCACATCAAACATTCTGCTATCATAAATACCAGAAATCTCTTGATCTGAAAAACCTCTTTGAAAAAGATAGTTTCTCATGTTTGTTTTAACTGTAGCTCCTTTTAAAGGATCAGCAATTTCAGGATGCTTAATAGCAACCTTTCTTTGTTCCTCAGTTAAAATTTTCTGAAACTCTTGTTCTTGATGTCGTTTTAGTTTCTGTTGAGATTGCTGTAAGCCTTCTCTCCTTCTTCTAAGTTTTCTTTCAAGCTTTGCAGCTTCAGTTGGGTCTTCCTCATAAAGTTTATCCAACTCTTTTGAGTTTAGTTCGCTGTTAAGTTCAGCATTAAGAGTAGCAGTAAGACTATTTAGATCATCCATCTTAGTTGAATACTCATTTTTCAAACGATCACTTTCAGATTGTAATTGTCTTTTTTCAATCGCAATTTCTTCAGTTTTTCGTCTGTAGTCGGCATCTTTTTGATAACCTGCTTTTAATTCTTCAAGGTCAACTTCAATCTTTTCACCATTTACAATAATTTGGTGTAGATCAGTTTCTTGTTCCTCTTGAGCATTTGAATCTTCTGATGCTTCTTCTTGCACTGGAGCTTCCTTTGGTGGTTGAGCTTCAGGTTGTTGTTGTTCCTCTTGATTATCTTCGGCTTTAACCTCTGGTTCTTTTGGTTCAACTGGTTTAGCTTCTTCTTGAGGTTTAGAAATTACTCCTTTAGAGTCTAATAAACCTTCAATATGTTTAGCTGCACCTTGCACTGAACTTTTGTTCAGTAGCGGATTTGTTTCAGACATATTGTCTCCTATAGTTAAGCTCCCTAATGGGTTGGCTTATTCTAATCTTTTGACTAGAATTATTTTTCTTGTTGATTTTGGAAATCAGCTAGTTGTTTTTCTGCTAATTTTCCTGTTTCAAGAATTTCTTTAAAATGCTGCTCTACTTTTCCTAGAACTTGGTAAGCTAACCATAATTTTTCTCTAGCTTCACCATCTTTTGCTCCAGTTTGTTCAAACAAAGCATTTGAATAAATTTTTTTAAGCTCCTGTA